TTATACTAAAAATATTTTTTTAAATTATTAATTATTAATTATTAATTATTAATTATTAATTATTAATAAAAATCGAATGGATCATCATCTGTTAGATAATCTAATTCATCGTTTTCTTTATTTATTAATAATTCGCCATTTTTCCAAAGTTGTAGAATATATATTGGCATTTCTTTTTCCAAGAATTTGTTTAATATTTGAATAGCATTATCCGTAATATTATTTGCTTCTATGAAAAGTTCTGATAGTTTATATCTTTGTAAATTATTATAATAAACTTTTTTATTATGATTTCCTATTATTGTTAATGCTTCTGTTAATTTTTGAATACCATAATCATCAATTTCTGTTCCTAATCCAAGTGTTTCTATATTTTTAGATTTTGTTAAAGCTATTGCTAATGCTTTAGCACCTTTACCACCAATTTTATTTCTATTCATGTAAAGTTTTTTTAGTTTTAAATTTTGTCTTAAAGCTATTGCTAATTCTATGGCACCTTCATTACCAATATTATTTCTATTTATATAAAGGTTTTCTAGTATTAAATTTTGTTTTAAAGCTTCTGCTAATATTTTAGCGCCTTCATCACCAATATTATTATTGTCTAGATCAAGTAATGTTAATGTTCTATTTATTTTTAAAGCTTCTGTTAATATTTTTAGACCATCATTATTAATATTATTTTCATTAAGTTCAAGACTTTTTAATCTTATAGGTAAATTTATTTGTAAAATAGATGCTATTGCTCTAACTATATCATAATTAATATTGATATTTTTAAAAAATAATCTATAAAACTTTTTTTCATAATATAATTCACAAATTTTATTATTTTCATATTGAAGAATAATTTTTTTATCTATTTCAGGGTTTATATTAGTTATAAATTTTAATAATAATTCTGAAATTTCTTCATTAGTTAATTTTTGTTTTGTCCAATTAATTTCTATTTGTGTATTATTAAAAATATCTATTGGATTACTACCAATCTTTTTTATAATATTATTTAAAATTATTTGTTTTTTATTTTCTAATAATCTATTTTCATCTATAAAATTTTTATAATATTTATTTACTTGTCTTACTTGTTTAAGTTTTTCTAAAGGTAAATATAATAAAATGTTTATTTTTAATTCATCTGGTAAATTAGAAATATAATCAGGAATAACACCACCTATTTGATTTTGTAAACTTAAATATTTATTTTTATATTTTAAATATTTAATTTTATAATTCATGTGTATACATAACTTTATATTTAATCATTTATATACTTTTAATATTTATTTAATACCTAAAGATTTATAGTTTGAGCCATTCATCATCTACTAAAACTTGTTGTTTTTCTTCATTTTCTTTTTCTATTTTAATACCCAATGATTTATAGAGTTCTTTCATTTCATCATCTACTACAACTGGTTGTTTTTCTTCATTTTCTTTTTCTATTTTAATACCCAATGATTTATAGAGTTCTTTCATTTCATCATCTACTACAACTGGTTGTTTTTCTTCTTTTTCTTTAATATTAACACCTAAAGATTTATAGATTTCTTTCATTTCATCATCTACTACAACTTCTTTTTTTTCTTTTTCTATTTTAATACCTAGAGATTTATAAATTTCATTCATTTCATCATCTACTATAACTTGTTCTTGTTTTTCTTTTTCTTCAATATTAACACCTAAAGATTTATAGATTTCTTTCATTTCATCATCTACTGTATCTTTAATATTATTATCTCTTTGTTTTCTTAACATTTCAATAAAATCATTTGTTTGGTCATTTGGTTTATCGCTTGTTGAGTTTGGAGGAATAAATGTAGTTGGTAAATCTAAATGTTTAGCTAATAATCTATAATAGTTAACAACAGGATTATTAGTTCCATTAAACATTCCAAATGATTGAACCATCGTATGAACAATTTTCTTAAATTCCTCTGGTTTAGATAAAACAAGATCTGGAGGTGGTACAGGAACTTTTAATTGAACTTTTTTTAATTTTAAATATGCATCTAATACATCAGAAGGTACTTTATTTTTTAAGTTTTGTTTTATTTGAACTGGTGATAATTTATTAATTCGTGCCATTTTTAATCTTTCTTTTAATATTTTTCTTCTTTCATCTTGTTCTGATACAATAGGTTCATTAATTACATTTTCTTTTTCTTGTTTAATTAATTCTATTTTAATTTGAGTATCTGTATTAGAAATAATTTTATATGTCCATCCTTCATTTAAATAATTATTAATAGCTAATTTTTCTTTATTATCTTCTCTTAAATCTCTTTTAAGTCTATCAACTGCCGCTTTAGATGTGAACAATGTTTTATCACCTTCAATAATAATAGATTTATTATTAGAGTTCATTAATATATAAATAATTATAAATCTTTAAATATATTTAATTTTTTATTGTGTTTTACATTCTCCAGGTATTTCTTGTGTATTTTCTCTAATATTTTCTTCTGATTCAGAAGTAGAATCAGATGTACCTTGAACATCAATTAATAATGTCTTTACTAAATCTGTTTCTTGTATTAACTTTTTCTCAGCAATTAATTCTTTTTTATTTAATAAACTTAGTTCTTTAATCAATGTTTCGTTTGTAATAGTAGGTAATTCAATATTAAATTTAATTATAATATCTCCTTTAATACCAGTTCGTAAATCTACCATACCTTCTTGAGAAATTTTTTTTACTGAATTAAAATTAGTTTTTCCTGTAGAATGTAAATGTAATTTTCTTCCATCTAAATGAATTAATACTTTATCAAAACCAAATAATGCCTGGTAAAGTTTTAATGTAACTTCTACAAATAAATCAGTTCCTTTACGTTTAAAAATTTTATGTGGTTCTTCATTAATTACTACTATTAAATCTGTTTTTTGATTTTTTAAATGATGACCTTTACCATCTAATTGAAGTTTAAATCCATTTGCTAAACCATTTTTAAGAGGTATTGGTATAGTTTTTTCTTTATTAACAAAACCATTTCCATTACATACTTCACATTTATTATGTTCTAAAATAACCTTACATTTTCCTTTACAAGTTTCACAATTCATAACAATTTGTTGAATCATTGGACCCATTTGTATTATCTTAATTACACGACCTTTACCATCACAATCTTTACAATCTGTTTTAGTACCATCTTTTGAACCTTCACCATTACATTTACCACAATATACTTTATGATTGTATTTAAATTCTACAGTTTCTTCTTTATAAATTTGTTCTAATGTAACAATTAGGTTAACTATTACATTTTCTTTTTGTTCATTTTGAGCAGATACATTAAAACCTCCAAACATATCTCCAAAAGGAAAACCACCACCTCCAAATGGACCACCACCTCCAAATGGACCACCGCCTCCAAATGGATTACCATGATTCATATCTGATTGACCATCGCCTTTTACATAATTCATTCCGATTTCATCATACATTTTTCTCTTTTCTGGAGTTCCAAGAATTTCTAAAGCTTCTTGAATTTCTTGAAATTTTTTTGTCGCCTCTTCAACATTATCTGGATTTTTATCAGGATGCCATTTAACTAATAATTTTTTACTTTTTTTCTTAATATCTTCTTGAGATGCGGTACATTCTATTTCTAATCTATCATATAAAGTTTTGTCTACGACCATTAAAATTAAACTTTTATAATCTTTAAATAAAAACTTTATTTTTTAATTACAAATTTTATTTTGTAAATGAATATAATATGAAATTATATATATTAAGCCACGAAGATAGAAATCAGGATGCAACATTTTTTTCACCTTTAACAAAACAAGGATTAGAAAATGCTACAAAATTAATTAAAGAACTAGAAAAAGTAGAAATATCACATATTTATTGTTCTCCATATATTAGAACATTACAAACAATACATCCTTATTCTAAAAAACATAATTTAAAAATAAAATTAGAATATGGATTAAGTGAGATTAATCATGAAGATATTATTCCTAAAAAATCATATCAAGTTAGACTTCCTGAATATATGGCTGAATTATTTAATTATGAACCAAATTATAATGAAAAGTTTGCTCCTGAAGAATTTACTTATCCTGAAAATGAAAAGAATGTTTATAAAAGAGTAAGAAATATTTTAAAATATATAATATCTGTACATAATACAACTAACGATAATATTGTTTTAGTTACTCATCAAATTGTATGTAAGTTAATTTTAAAAATAGTAAAAAAGTACGGTGTTTTAAAACCAAATAAGGAAGATTTATTATCTTATCCAAAAGGAGGATTAACAGAAGTATTTGATAATACTTATTGGGTATTTAAACCAATTAATTGGAAATCAACATAAATTTATTTTGTGAATAATAATAATGGATACAAACAAAGATATAAAAATAGATTTTAATACATTTGATAAAATTTTAAATTATTTTAAAACTCAAGAACAAAAATATACATTTATTAATCCTGCATTATCAAATAATATTAAAAAAGCAATTAACATATTATTCCCAAATTTAAATAATCAAGATTCTGAAGTTTTATTTCTTTTTACTGAAAATATTATTGAAAAAATTTCAAAATATTTTGACTTTGATGAAAATAATAATAATTATTATAAACAATGGATACAAAATAATTATCGTGATATTAAAGGTATTATATTATTATTATTACCTTTTATTGATGATAAAAATACTACTAATATGATAGATTTGAATCAATATTTATATACACATATAAAATCAAAAATACCAGATTTATCAAAAAAAAATAGAATAGATATATTAAAATCTGAATTTAAATTTAGTAATATGTCAATAGGTCTTTTAGATAAAACGTCACTTGATTTATTTGAAGAAGATGGAAAAATGAAATTAATATATAAAATTATACATCATAATTATTTAGGCTTGAGTAAAACTCTTCAAATTATGAATGGAAAATATTATGTTAATTGGATAAATATAGTTCCTATTTTATATTCATATGATAAAAATAAGTTAGTTTTTAAAGAATCAAAATTATATAAAAAAACAGAGGAAGGATTAGACTTATTAAAACCATATTTAAATAATCCTAAAGAATTTTTTAATTTTACTCAACATGAATATTATGGATTATATCTTGGTGATATTTATAATATAATTAAAATTAAATTATATGATGAAATTAAACATATTAAATGGTTAATTTTTCCTTTACAAAATGATACTGGTAATATTTATATTATTCAACATTTAAATCGAGAAATTAATTTTGATAATTTTTTTAAATATTCAAGTTATGAAGACATTGATTCAAAAGATAAAATAGTTTTTAATAAATATATTCAAAATATATATACAAATATGGAAAATAATTTAATGCATATTAATTTATGGACTCAAATATTATTATTTTTTACAAATGAATATTCAAAAAAAAATGTAGTAAAAAATGAATTAGAAAATAAAAAAAGTGATGTTTTTCAAAAATTTTCTTTTTCACAATCAATTAAAGAATTTGATTATATCGATGAAGAAGATGACAAAGAATATATTAAATCTATTGATATAAAAATTTCAAAAATTAATGCATCTGATATTATAGAATATTTATCAAAAATCAATCCAAAACATATATGGAATTTTTTATATGAAACAATAAAATTATTAGAAAATACATATTTACGTGATTATTTTATTGAAGAAAAAAAAGAAAACGGAGAAAGTAAAAAAACAATAAATGATACTATTTATAATTATCCTGGTATGGAAAATTTAAGTTTTAAAAATATATATAATATTGCTAAATCAATTACTCATTTAGAAAATAATAATAAAGAATGGATTTCACATGATTCACATTATGTATCTTTTAGTTTAGATCAAGAATTAATATTTTTTAAAAAGTTTTTAGGTGATACCTATACTTCATGGTTAAATTTACGGAATAATTTAAAAAAAGAATTTAATATAAATAATGATATAGAATATAATGAAAAAATGGATAATATAATTTTAGATTGGAATAAAATAAAACTTGATTTAATATTTCAAATTTTAACTAAAAATGGATTATTATCTGAATTTGATGTTGTATTAGATATAACAGATAAAAATAATTATATGAAAAGTACACAATTTAAACCACAAATATATAAAAAAATGGAAATAAGAATGAATGAAAATAAAAAATGGGAACAAGCTTATTATTATTTAACAAATAAACAGTATTCAAAATTAACAAAACTTAGTTGGGAAAATGAAAAAACAAAAGTAAAAGATGATTATTTTTACTTTGATTTATTTAGTAAAGACCAAAATTGGTATTCATTTTATGCAATGGATTGGTTATCACAAATAAATTTTTTCCATCATTATATTCATCACAGAGTGTTATATGTTACTGGTGCTACCGGTCAAGGTAAATCAACACAAGTTCCAAAATTATTAATGTATGCTCTTAAAGCTTATGAAATGAAAAATGATGGTAAAGTTGTATGTACTCAACCACGTATTCCACCTACTAAAAATAATGCAGAACGTATTTCTGAAGAATTAGGTGTACCTATAATTAGAGCTTTAAAAAAAAGTATGGAAAAAGAAAAAACTGATAATTTTTATGTTCAAATGAAATATTCAGAGGATTCTCATATTAAAGATAATTGTCCCCATTTAATATTAAAAATATTAACTGATGGTACTTTATATGAAGAATTACAGAATAATCCAATGATGAAAGAACAAATATCTAATGTAGGAAAAGATTTTATTTATGGATATAAAAATAAATATGATATTATTATTTTAGATGAATCACATGAACATAACACAAATATGGATATGATTTTAACTTTAATTAGACAATCTTGTTTTTATAACAATTCATTGAGATTAATAATTATGTCTGCTACAATGGATGAAGATGAATCAATATATCGTTCTTATTTTAGATGTATAAATGATGATTTAATATATCCGATTAAAGCTCCTTTATATCAACATCCAATATTATCAGATTTATTAATGGATAATACATGTGTACCTGATACAATATATATGGATAGACGTTTTCATATTTCTCCTCCTGGTGAAACTACCCAATATATTGTATCTGAATATTATACTGAAAACTTATTAACAGAAAATTTATCAGACGAAAAAGTATCTATATTAACTCAAGAAGAAAGTTATAAAATTATAATTGATATATGTCAGAAATATCCAACAGGTGAAATTCTTTTATTTTTAACAGGTAAAGAAGAAATTAAAAAAGCTATTAAAAAATTAAATGAAATATTACCAGAAGGAAATATTGCTTTACCATATTATTCACAATTACATAGTTTTTATAAAGATATTATTGAAAAAATTCATATTAAGCTATATACAATTAAAAATAAAAGAGAAAATGTTTATTTAGAATGGACTGAAAATTATACTAAAGATATTTCTGTTCCAGATGGTATATATAAAAGAGCAATTATTGTAGCAACTAATGTAGCAGAAGCATCTATTACTATTAATACATTAAAATTTATAGTTGACACTGGATATGCTAAAGTAAATTCATATAATCCTGTAACAAAATTAACAAAATTAAATATTGAAAAAATAGCTGAAGCATCACGAATTCAAAGAAAAGGTCGTGTTGGTAGAGTTTCAGATGGAATTGCCTATTTTGTTTATCCAAAAGGAAGTCGTGAAAAAGTTCAACCTAAATATAAAATTACACAAGAAGAATTATCACAAATGTATTTAAAATTATTATGTTCTGAATCTACTATATCTGCAGATGATTATATATTTTTAAATGATTATAATCCAAATTATTTTAATTCTAGTTCTAATAATTTTTATTCAAATATTATTTCAAAAGAAATAGAAAATAAACAAATGTTTAAAAAGAATATAATAAATATTTTAAGAAAACAATACAGTATAGAAAATAATATTATTAACAAAAATAATTATTGGAATAAAAAATATTATCCTGATATGATTATTAAAAATAATTATTTAAATAGAACGTATACAGGACAACTTATTAATACATTATCTGATTATAATGGTAATTTTTATATTATTCATCCAAAAGAAAATTTAATTATACGAAATATAAATAATGAAATAATTCAATATACAGAATTAAAACAATCAGTAATACCACCAAATGTTTTTGATAAAGAAATAGAAATATTAAATCAACGTTTAATTTTAATAGATACAAATTATAATTCTAATATATTTAATGTTGATTATAATAGTAAAAATTATGTTAAAACAGAACTTTATAATAAAATATTAGAATTACAAAAAATAATTAATTATAAATTAATTGAGTATAATGATTATCTTACTATATTTGCATCAATAGCTTTCGATTGTATGATTGAAGTTTTATCAATAATAATATTAATTAAAACTATTGAAACTATCAATAATTTAATTGATCAACAAAAAATAGATAATTTTTATAATATTTGGTATTCTTCAAATAGTTCAAACTCAGAAATATTTATTTTACATAACATAATAGAAAAATTTAAATATGACAATAATAATTTATTACTTTTTAAAATAATGAAAAATCGTGAAATAATTAAACAAGTAGATGAAATAGTTAATAATAAAATATTAAATTTTAAAAAATATTATAAATTAAATTTAAATAATATACCAGATTTTTTTAAAAATAATATTGAAGATTGGAATTTAATAAAAAAATTATTTAATTCAGGTAAATTAGAAACAGCAGAAGGAATAAACGAAATAAAATTTAATATTTTAATAAAACAAATTAATGAAAATCTAATATTAAATAAATTAATGATAAAAAAATGGTGTGATACTTATTTTATTAATTATGAATATATTACATCATTTTTATCTAAATTAGGAGAAATGATTATTAAAATGGAAACTATTAATTTTGATTTTTTAGTATTTATTAATAGTATAAAACACAATTTTTTAAAAATTTTAAAAACGAATACTATAAAAGAAAAAATATTAAAAAGTTTTATTTTAGGTAATCCATTAAATTATGCAATTAAATTAGATTTTAATAATAATTTTTATAATTTACATTTATTTAATACAAAAGCATATATAAAAAATAATAAAAATTTATCAAATTCATTTTCTAATATTATTTTTTATTATAATTATACTGAAAATATGAATGATAAAAATATTAATTTAAATATAATTAATGATGTTGAATTAGAATATTTTACATCTTGTTTACCTTATATATTTAATAAAAATAATTTTAAAAAAACAATACCTATATTAACAGAACATAAATCATTTATAGAAATATATGGTTCAAATTATGATCAAATTATTAGTTATATAAATAATAATTCCTTTGGTATGTCTCCTTGGGAGAATGATAAAATGCCAATAATATCTAATTATTTTAAAAAATTAAAAAGTTAAAATTTATGAAATTTTTTTATTATTGATTTTTCTTGATTACTTAATTTTGGTCCTAATTTATTAACATTTTCTAATTCATCAACAGAATATGGTTGATATTTAATTTTTGTATCACTTTCAGTTACTATTTCAGAAATAGTATTTAAAAAAGATTCAATTTTTTCAATAACAGAGTTTGATAAAGCATTAATATTAAAAAATATACCATTTCTATTTATGGAAATATCTTTACCTAATTCAAATTGAATAATATTAAATATTGTAACAAAGTCTTTTTTTTCTTTTAATCTATTAATTTTATTTACTAATTTTCTTCTATATAAAGAATTAAATTTTCGTTCATTTAAATTTTCCATTATTCTAACTATATAATTTAATTATTAAATAACCGAAGAAATAAAATTTAGAGTTTAAAAATATTTTTGTAACCTTTTTAATTAATTATATTTTAAAAATATAATCTAATAATAAATAATTATGTCGAAAAATAATTCCGGAAAGAAAATAAATTTAGCAAAAGATTTTTCATATCCTGATCCAAATGATCCTGATTTATTAGCTAAAATTTTTAAAAAAAGAGAATTTTTTTATCATAAAGTTCCTGAAAGAAAAAAGTTAGAAACTTATGAAGAAGTTCAAAAATATCGAGATCAAAATTGTAGAGAAGGTGAAATTATACCAAGAGAACAACAGGCCATTGTTCCTAATTTTATAAGTCCAAATACTCCATACAAAGGAGTTATTTTAATGCATGGCACTGGGTCAGGTAAAACAGGCTCTGCTATATTAATTGCAGAACAATTTAAAGAACAAGTTAAAAAATATAATACTAAAATTTTTGTTATTGTTCCAGGACCAAATACTCGTGATAATTTTAAAAATGAAATTTTAACTTGGACTGGTGAAACTTATCTTAAAAATAAAAATATTTTAAATCAAATGACTAAAGCAGAAAAAGATCGCGAAATTAAAATTGGATTATATGCAGCATCACAATATTATAAAATTATGTCATATAAAACATTTTATAAAAAAGTACTTGGTGAAAAAATAGTAGAAAAAAAATTATCTGATGATAATAAAATTAAATCTAGTTATAAAAAAAATGTAGAAGGTGATTATGAACGTGAATTAGTTATTGATAGAATCACAAATATGGATAATGCTTTATTAATTGTTGATGAAGCACATAATATTTCAGGTAATGAGTATGGGGAAGCTTTAAAAAAAATTATAAAAAATTCACAAAATTTAAGAGTAGTATTATTAACGGCAACCCCTATGATTAACTTGGCTGATGAAATTATTGATTTATTAAATTTTTTAAGACCAGAAAATGATAAAATACCACGTGATAAAATATTTACTAGTGAAAAAAATTATATGATGAAACTTAAACCAGAAGGTTTAGAATATTTAAAAGAAAAAGCAAATGGTTATATAAGTTTTTATCGTGGTAATATTCCATATACTTTTGCTAAAAGAATTGATAAAGGTAAAATTTCAGATGGATTGTTATTTACTCCAGTTATTAAATGTTATATGAAAGAGTTTCAAGATTCAGTTTATTTAAAAACAAAAGAAAATATAGATGATACATTAGATAGAACATCATCTGCTGCTGCAAATTTTGTTTTCCCAGGTTTAAATAAAGATAAAAATGATATTTATGGTTATTATTCAACAGAGGGTATTAATACTGTTTCATCGCAATTAAATTCAGATGGACCTAAATTACGTTCATTAATTAATCAAAAATTATTTAATGGAAAACTTTCTAAAACAATTGAAGATAATTTTATAATAGAAACAACTAATAAAAATGTTACAGGAGAAATATTAAAACTTAAATATTTAAAATATTTTTCAATTAAATTTTATAAAATAATTAAAAGATTAAATAAATTAGTAGAAAATAAAAAAGGATCTGCAACTGCTTTTGTTTATTCGAATTTAGTTCGCGCCGGTGGTATGGAAATGTTTGCAGAATGTTTAAGACAAAATGGATATTTAGAATATCAAGAAGATAGTAAAAATTATGATATTAAAGATGAAACCATTGATTATAAAACAGGAAAAACTTTTGCAGAATTTAAGAGAGAAAAACTAAATAATTTTAAACCAGCTACTTTTATTTTAATAACTGGGTCACCCGATGAAACAGGTGAAGATATTGCAGAAACTAAACAAAAATTTATTAAAGATGTTTTTAATAATTCAGATAATATTTCTGGTAAAAATATTAAATTATGTTTAGGTTCGCGTGTTATGAATGAAGGTGTAACACTTAAAAATTGTAAAGAAGTGCATATTATTGATGTTTTTTATAATATACCCAAGGTAGAACAAGTTATTGGAAGAGCAATTCGTATGTGTGTGCATAAAGATTCTATTAATGATGATAATAAATTTCCTAAAGTGCGTGTTTATAGATATGTAGTAGCTAAAACAAATGAATTAACTACAGATGAATTATTATATAAAAAAGCTGAATTAAAATATTTATTAATTAAAGAAGTTGAAAGAGGATTAAAAGAAGTTGCATTAGATTGTCCATTATTATTAAATGCAAACATGTTTCCAGAAGAAATAGAAAAATATAAAGGATGTGTTCCTCCAACTTTAGAAAATATTAAAAAAGGAAAAATAATATGTCCAGCATTATGTGATTTTAAAGAGTGTAATTATAAATGTAATAATGATAAATTAAATACAAAATATTTTTCTGGAAATAAATATAAAAATTTAGCACCAGATGAACTTGATTATAATACATTTAATGATGAATTAGCTAAATTTGAAATTAATCAAATTAAAAATAAAGTAAAAGATTTATATCGTTTTAAACATATTTATTTATATGATGAGATGTTAAAAGAAATTAAAAAATCTTTTTTATCTCATCAATCAGATTTATTTGATAGTTATTTTCTTGATCAAGCTTTAGAAAGTATGATGCCTAGAACTGAAAATGATTTTAATAATTTTAAAGATACTGTTTTTGACAAATACAATCGTGCTGGTTATTTAATTCAAAGAGGAAAATATTATATATTTCAACCTTTTGGAGAATTTGAAGATGTACCTATGTATTATCGTGAAAATAATGAAATACCAAATATTAATCAAGTATCTTTAAAAAATTATATTAAACAAAAATATGGTGATATTAAAGCTATTGGACCTGCTGTAGAAGAAAAAAATATTAATAAAAAAATTATTGGTTATGATTTTGAATCAGTTATTGATTATTATGAAGATAGAGATGAAAATTTTATTGTTGGAATTATTGATAAAAATTTTAATAAATTAGCATCAAGTGATATAGATTTATTTAAAATCAGAGAATCAAGAGGAAAAGTTACAAATAAAAAAAGAGGTACTGGTATTCCAACTTTAAAAGGTGCTGTATGTGCAACATCTAAAGATAAAGATTATTTAATAAATTTAATTAAAAAACTACCAAATGTATCAAAAGATGAAATAAAAAGAATAGATAAATTAACACGTGAAGATATTTGTAATGAAATTAGAAATAAATTATTATATCTTGAAAAATATTCTTCATCAAAAGATAATAATAAAATGACTTATGTTATGATTCCTATAAATCATCGAAATTTACCATTTCCTTTTAATTTAGAAGATAGAATTAAACATCATATAAAAAAAATTAATCAAATTTGTGAAAGACAAGTAGATGTAAAAGTTAAAAAAATTAAAGGTGGTACATTTTTAGAAGAAACATTACCAGATGTAATAAGTTATGAAATAATATTTAAAAATGAAAAATTTATGTTACAAAATAAAGATATTCAAAATGGATTTAATAAATTAGGTTTTATATTAAAAGGGTCCGAATGGATTAAACTATTAGATTAATTTAATAATAATAATTATTAAATTAATTTTAGTTATTTATTCTCTTGGTTGATTTACTTAAAAACGGGTGGTGCCACTACGTCCTAGTGGAAATGGATTATTGGGTAATAATGGAAGATTTTGTTTTATTTTAGCTTGCTTAGCTACAGCTTGATTAACTACATTATAAAATTGATCAGATTCTGAATCTGTACCTTGATAAACATCGTTTGGTCCTTTTAGTAATGGTATTCCTGCTGCTCTTGCTTTACTTCTTGCTATTAAAGCCTGTCCTTGGTCTACTATTTTTTTTCCTAATACTATTTCTTGTGGACTTTCTTCTTCAGCGGTTACTTGTTCATAGAGTCCCAATAGTGCTTCTACAACAGGTTTAGTCATAACAAGTTGGTTAGTAGTAAATGTTATTTTCTTATTACATATATTTTTACCCATAGGCGAATAAGTAATTATAACAACACTATCAATTGTTTTATGTGCATCACCTGGCTGACGTCTTAATAATTGAACTATATTTAGTAAATATTTTTCATCTGTATGATCTAATACTTTTTTGGCCTTTGTAGTTTGATCGAATAAATTTAATATAACATCTTTACCTCCTCCTATAAATAGGTCACGTTGTTTAGGTGTAACTTTTTTTATAGCAGCATCGACATTTTTGTTAGCACTTTTGCTAGCACTTTCTCCAAGCTTACCAGCTCTAGTTGCAACACCAGATGCAAAATCAGATCCTCTATTCATTGCAGCATTTCCAGCAGTTGTAGCAGCATTTCCAATAGCAGTTCCTGCAGATGTAGCAGCAGTTCCAGCATATCTTGCAGCAGATGTAGCAGCAGTTCCAGCATATCTTGCAGCAGATGTAGTAGCATTTGTTGCCTTTACTATAGTGTATTGTCTAATTTTAGTTAATTTAGTATCGCCATGTTTACCTTTATAAGCAATAAAGTTTTTATCTTCAGATAAAATTTTATTTATATTATAAGCTGTTGTAGTTTTACCAAATGTTGCATTGCTGCATATTCTATCTGCCTGTTCCTTATTACAGAAATAAGCATAAATGCCAGTTTCAGGAAGCATTCCAGAAAGCATTCCACCACCTTCGTATTGTTTTAATTCTAAATATTTATTTTTGTATTTTAAATATTTTTGATAATAGTACTCATCATTATATTCACTCATTATATATACTTTACCATATAAAAAAATTTAAATATTTTATATTTTTTAAAGATTTTTTAATTAATATTTTTTATAATTAATCTGTAAATTTTAATATTAAAATACCACTTGTAATTAGTAAACTTGCTATAATATCATGTATATGAAATTTTTTTTTAAATACTAAAATACTTAAACTAGTACTAATAATAATAGAAAAAGCTGCCCAAATTAAATTAATAATACTTAAATGTGTTTTTTGATTATATATTTTACATAATAAACATCCTACAATAATATAAAATAATATACCAATATAAAAATAGTTATCATTATTTGATTGAGAATATTTTTTTAAACAGTTTTGTGCAACTATTTCAAAAATAGCTATTAATATAATATAAATTAATAATAAATTTGATATCATTAATTTATAATATTTTTTAAATTACATTTATAAGGTGTTTATACTACTTTTGTTCCTGTATTTACAGGAGCAGTTCCTGTATTTATAGGAGGAGTACCTAAATCGAATAATCTATAAACTTGTGGCATTTCAGTTCCAATAATAGGGGCAGCTTGTAAGGCTAAGTATACAATTACACCAACTAATAAAGAAGAAGTTAATAACATTTCACGATGTTGATTTAACATTTTCTTAACTTCAGTTAATAAAGGTAAATCCGTTTTCTTTAATGCACAAGGAACTAATATAGATAAACATAAGTTAACAAGGGCAGCGATTACAGCAATAAAAAGATGATCCATGATTATATATTATAAATTAGAAAAAAATTTAGACTATAATTTAAATTCAAGTTTTATTGGTGTATGATCAGAACCTAATATTTCTGTTAAAATTAAACTTTTTTTAATATTTTTTATATATTTTTTATTTATTAAAAAATAGTCTATTCTCCATCCAACATTTTTTTTTCTTGAATTAAATCTGTATGACCAATAACTATAATCTAAACCAGTTGGATTTAATTTACGATAAGTATCAATAAGTGATGCTTCATTTAATAATTTATCAAATGATTCTCGTTCTTCTTTAGTAAAACCTGCTGTTTTTGTATTTGTTTTTGGGTTTTTTAAATCTATTTCGTTATGTGCTACATTTAGATCACCACAAACAATTACTACTTTTTTTTTTTGAAGTTTAATTATATAGTTTCTAAATGCTGGATCCCATATTTTAGTTCTAAAATCTAATCTATCTAATTCAACTCCAGAATTAGGAGTATAACTATGTAATAAAAAAAATTTTTCAAATTCAAGACAAATGATACGACCTTCTTCATCTAATTCTTTATTATCTTTATCTTTTAAACCAAAAAAAACATTTATTGGTTTTTTTTTTGAAAAAATAGCTGTTCCACTATAACCACCTTTTATTTTACAAGGACTCCAATATCTATGTTTATAACCTTTTATTTTTTCTTCTAATTCTATTTGAATATCTATTAAAGGACAAGATACTTTTGTTTCACCAAAACATATAATTGATGGTTTTTCATCATCAATAAGTTTATATAAATAATTTTTTTTCATTAAAGATCTAATACCATTTACATTCCAAGCTATAATTTTCATTTATGACTTATTATAATAAATTAAGATTTATATTTGATTTGATTTTAAATTTTCATGTATGTAAATTGAATAAAATATTGATAATTTATGTATTTATTAATTACTCTAGAATGAATTAATAAATGCATTTTTATCTTTTCAATAATTTTATTACGGATATTTTTATAGATTTTCCTATAGATCTTTTTATAATTATTAATGTTATTATAATTATAGTCTTTTTATATCCGGTCTTTATGACGGACTTTTTCTTATTTGTCTTTTTACTAATTCTTTTTATTGAAGTCGTTAACTTTCCAGTAATATTATCGTAAATTATTTTGTAAATTTTATTTTTATAGTCGTCAATTTATAAAAAAATACTTGTTATTTGTGATTGTGGAATATATATATTATTCCAAGTTAATTTATTTTTTTATTATTTAATAATAATTTAAGCTAATCTGGTTATTAATAAATGAGCAGAAACTGGATTAATACCACCTGCATTTGGTGTTATTTCTAAAGAAGATAAACTATTGAGAGGATTACGTATATTTAAAATTGACGGTTGAACAACATTAATACAACACATACCAACTATTTGAGACATTAAATTACTTTTTCCAACTATCGTATAAGCTATTTCAATTCCATTTAAAACAACAACTAATTGTCCTGATTCTGAAACACTTACTTGGAATAAAACTTGATAGTATCCAACTGTTGATATACTAAAATCATTTGGTGAAAATCTTGATATATCTGTACCTATTATAGGTCCATCTAAAGGAAAATTAATATTTTCTCCAGGAAGAATATTACCTGAATTATCATTAGGCATTAAAGCATAAAAATCAGCAGCAGATAAAACTGCAGATAGCCCCGTTGGTCCTATTGGTCCTATTGGTCCTGTTTCACCTATTGGTCCTATTGGTCCTATTGGTCCTATTGGCCCTGTTTCACCTATTGGTCCTATTGGTCCTGTTTCACCTATTGGCCCTATTGGTCCTGTTTCACCTATTGGCCCTATTGGTCCTGCTTCACCTATTGGCCCTATTGGTCCTGTTTCACCTATTGGCCCTATTGGTCCTGTTTCACCTATTGGTCCTGTTTCACCTATTGGCCCTATTGGTCCAGTTTCACCTATTTGCCCTATTGGCCCTATTGGTCCTATTTCACCTATTGGTCCTGTTGGTCCAGTTGGTCCTGTTGGTCCAGTTGGTCCAGTTGGTCCAGTTGGTCCTGTTGGTCCTGTTGGTCCTATTGATCCCGTTGGCCCTGTTGGTCCAGTTGGTCCAGTTGGTCCGGTTGATCCACTTGGTCCTGTTGGTCCTGTTGGTCCTGTTGGTCCTGTTGGTCCTGTTTCACCTATTGGTCCTGTTTCACCTATTGGCCCTATTGGTCCTGTTTCACCTATTGGCCCTATTGGTCCTGTTTCACCTATTGGCCCTATTGGTCCTGTTGGTCCTGTTGGTCCTGTTGGTCCTGTTGGTCCTGTTGGTCCTGTTGGTCCTGTTGGTCCTGTTGGTCCTGTTGGTCCTGTTGGTCCT